GTCATTGTCGCGTGTGGAGCAGCTACGCGCAGAGCTACTTGAGGCAGACAAACTGTGCTTGGAGCGCCCCACGCGTGAGAACCTCGAGCAGCGTGACACGCTCATACTAATGAAGGAGGAGGCAGCAAGGGAGAAACGTCGTGAGTACGCGAAGAAGTACAACGACAAGATACGCGCTGAGTTACAGGCGTGGAGGGCTAAGCAAAATGAGAGTTGAAGAAGACACCTACATGGGCGACGACGATGCGCCCGACTACGAACCCGGCATTTGCCCGGACTGCAACGGCAGCGGCGAAGGCCATAACGAAGGCACTACGTGCCGCACTTGTAACGGAGAAGGAGAAATATGAACTACGACTTGAATACAAAAGACGGTATGGCCAACTCAATGGCATGGACTGAGACCATGTTCTCAATGATGCGCGATGGCGCGCTGTGGGTTGTTCCGCGCAGCATGATGCGGCTCAAGATTTACCCCAGCAAGAAGGAGGCAGAGGTCATACGCGGGCACACGCGGGATGACTCCATCGAGCGCGTCATCAAGGCAATGGGTTGGACGGTGACAATTTTATAAATTGTACCCCCCCCCTGAAAAGGGGAGAGGGTTCTAGAATCATTCAGGAGAAATAAATGACATTCAAGCTAAGAAAGCGGCACAACCCGCTACCCCCCGTGCCGTTCATCCACCCCGGCAAACTGGAGATGTTGCTGCACGGGACACCAGACCCTGACCGAAGGGATAAACCGCCCTTATCAGAGGGTGCGATAGAAGCAAAACGGCTACTCGCCGTAGCACAGCAAGCGTACGTTAAACAACAGGAGAATCAAATGGCCGACATGAAAACAGCACTATCCAAAGTAATCAACGAGTGGGACAAAGACGCCCCTGCACCAACGGAGTACAAGCAAGACGGGCGCACCACTACGGGTGTCAGTCAAGCCACGTTCGAGTACGTGAGACGCAACCCCGGTAAGACCAAGGCCGTAGCGATACGCGATCTTGAATTGCAAGGCTACAAGCCAACGTCCACGACTACACTGCTGAGCGCAATGGTGCGGCAGAAGCAAATCCTCGTGGACACCGATGGGAAGCTGCGCACAGCCGCCGACCACTACACCCCGGTCAAGTATGTGCCGAGCAGCAAGGCCGCGAAGCCAGTGAAGCCAGTGAAGCCAGTGAAGCCAGCGCCCAAGCAAGTCAAAGAGGAAACCCCGCAAGGCTTGGCAGCGTTGTACGTGCAGCCTACCGCAGAACCCGAGCGTGCTGCTGTACCAAAGCCAACCCCAACGACCGCACAACAAGTGCTTGAGACGCTCAACGTCAAGGAAGCGTACGAGTTGTTCCTAGCGCTGGCCAAGATGTTTGCATAAGGAGCAGCACATGATCGCCTACATCAAAGAACGCTTGCGCCAGCCAACACCGCTGGAGATGGTCACGAAGGAGTTAGCTATGGCCCACCTAGCCAAGCTCGAAGCAGAGACCGCCGCCGACTACGCCAAGAGCGTGGTTGCCTACAACGATGCACGTATCAAGCGCTTAGAGGTGCACTTGAAGGAGAAAGCATGAGCTGCAACAACAACTGTGACCAAGGTAAAACTTGCAATTGCGTTATGAAAGACCGCAGCGTATTCATGGACGTAATGGAGGGATTCATAACCCTCGCCGTTATTGTCGGTGTCATCACTAGCGTGTGCATGATGTTCGGATACATCTGGTATCGCACATGAACTGCCCCAACTGCAAGACACCGAAGATGCCCGTCACGCTGACCCGCGTGAAGGAAGACCATGTGTACCGCCGCCGCATCTGCACGCACTGCGGTGTGCGTATGACCACCGTTGAGATGTACTCCAAGGGCAACCTTGACATACCGATACCTGAAACTAAAAGGAGAAAGAAATGAGCGAGTTAACAGAGGCCAGCTTAGAGGCCATGCTCATGACTTGGCCTTTCCCACCATTTCCAACACCAATACCGGCCAAAGAAGCGCCGGTAAAGTTTAACCCTGACCACCATGAGGAGTCCCCATTTTGAAACTCGTAGCAGGCAACCCAAACCTAATGAAGGTCAACAAGTCCGTGGGCCTTGGCACCTTTGCCCAGACAGCCGGTGACTTAGGCCAAGTCAAAGTACGTCGGGGATATGTGCCCACTGAGCGTGATCCTAGCCTTGTGCCACCAGCCACGAACTCATTGTGGTCACAACCAACTTACAAGCCAGACCACAGCGCCTACCAGCGCCCCGGCTCTGACCACTCACACATTAAACGCAGGGGGTTCTGATGAAAGAAGAATGGCTATTTCCCGGAGCGATGGTTCCGGTAGACATGGAAACAACAGCGGCCCTTGTGGCCGAAATCAAACGGCTGATCGACGTTGTTGGCGGCTTGGTACCAGCGCAGGAAGCAATCTACGGCATGAACCAAGACGATTGGAAAAACGTAGTTGCCGCGATAGCCAAGGTGCGTGATGGTAGGGGCATGTACCTAGCATGTCGCCCTGCGGATGTGTTCCAAGATTGGTTCTTGGCGCTTGGTATAGCTAAAGTAAAGGACAGGGGGAATACATGACCGAGATTGACGCCCTTATCGCTATTGCATTCGACACGTTTGTATGCAGGGACATAAGCTCTGCGGAACCCAATCCGTACTTTGCCAAACCCCCGTACACCCCGTTTGCAATGAACGACAAACACCCTGAAGGCGTACACGGCATCTACAACGCACAGGGTATCAACTGCCTCCGCTTTCGGGACAAGCCCGGATCGGTATTTACAACCAAAGAAAACGCCATAGCATTGGCAGAAAGCTGGAACACATGAACGACTTATTCAAACCGCACCAATGCCCACGATGCTTTGGGTTATTCAATGTGGGAGACAGGTTTTGGAATGACTCAGGGACTGTGTACCACTGGGTGTGCTGGGTAAATAAATCGAAGGAGAAGAACACATGAACCACGAAATGCAACGCATCATGGAAGCACTGATGCTGATCTACGGCAGAGACTTACAAGCTGCCACGATCACAGTGCTACTCAAGGACGGCGACACAGCCTTTCGCTTTTTATCCTCAACCTTTCCTCAAGTGGAGACAGAGAAATGACGTCAACTGAAAAAGCAATCAGAGACTTTTGCGGACATCACGCAGACTGGTGGCCCTCTACTACTCAAGTGCAAGAGATGTTGGCTTTGGCGCAGCCATGCCCTACCTGTGTATCGTTAGCCCGTGCTGTGATGATGGATCAAACGAGCCATGACCAATTCAAGCCCGACTGGAACACCGAAGCGGTGCTGGTTGACTGCCCCCGTTGCGGACACGTTTGCTCACGGGATTTATAATGCTTTTTAATTTGTTCACTAAAAAATTCTGGCTTATCAAGCGCGCTAATTTGCGCATGATTAAATACCAATATTTTTACTCTTGGCAAAATGGTTTGCGACTTATTTTTGCCGTAATTTGGGGCGCAATATTTTTGACATTGATTGCCCTTCCTGCAAGCATTTTTGAATGGTTAAATGATACCATTACGGCAATAATTCCACAATGGATGAAAGTTGACGAAAATCCAGAATGGCAAAAAATGAAGCATATCCAAAGGCGTGAGCATATGCAATCTCTTAAAGACTGGGAATAAGAAGACGCAATGCTGGAGCGCCAAACTGCCCGCATCGTTGACTTGCAAACACACATTGAGAACTTTGAGGGGGAAGAATGAAAGCACGAATAGTAAGACGACCCGAGGGCTGGTACAACGTCGAGACACGTAGCTGGTACTGGCCTTTTTGGATTCACCGCAGAATGTGTTACCACGGAACAACAGCTTTGGCATGGGCGAAATACTATACAAATCCTGAAATTACGGTGATGCCATGACCGAGCAACGCTACCTAGCCGGGGGCCAAGAGTTCTTCTACCCCCACGCTGGCGACCCACCGGCGCCTGAGAGTACCAAGCTGCTGTTGCTTACTACCGGTGGCATCTGCACCACCGGGACGTGGGACAACAACTGGTGCTTGGGCTGGCTACCACTACCTAAACGCAACATGAAAAAGGAAGACATGAAATGACTGCTGCTGAGAAAATTATCAACGACTGCGTGAACCCCTTCAACGAGCACCAGCGCCAGATGCTGCGTGGCCTGAGTGACGTGCGTGCGGACAACAATTACCTCGAAGTAAACCGCAAGCTGCAGGACTACATCGAGACACTGCGTGACATCTACCCGGAGATGTTCCACACGGACAAGACGCTCAAGCACCGCGTGTTCATGGATGAGCCTCGCTCACTAGCAATGCCGTTCGCCCGCTTCGTACGACCACGTTCTCAATCACCCATCCAACAAGGAAACAAATGAACGCAGTAAAAGTAGAAAACGGCAAACTCGTTTGCCCCAAATGCGGAGACACGTACTTGCACCACGGTAGAGTGCGTATCTTTACACGTCTTGGAGAAGACGGTACTCGGGGGTGTCTCGTCGATTCGTACGGGTTCGACACCACAGTAAGTGCAAACGCCCTTATGGATGGGTGCCCCAGCAGTAGACGCGATGGCCTGACCATTGAAATGAGTTGCGAAATTTGCGGGGAAGATGTTGGTCGCCTTGTAATAGCGCAACACAAAGGAGAAACTTTTATGGAATGGAACTTACCATGAACCCGCCGATCAAAGACATCCCGAACTTCGCGGCGTGGAGCAACAAGAACCTAGCCGACTTCGCAGTCGATGCGTACCTCCGTATGCAAGAGCAAGCGTACGACTTGGAGCAAGAGCGCCTCAACGCCAAGGCAGCGCTGGAGATGGCCCGTAAACTTTTATTGGAGAAAGACAATGGCACAAACCCCTGAAGGCAAGGTCAAAGCTGCCGTACGCAAGGTGCTGGTCGAGGAGGGGGTGTACTACTTCAGTCCTGCGGCCAATGGCTTCGGGCGTGCGGGTATCCCCGACATCATCTGCTGCGTGCAGGGGTTCTTCTTAGCCATCGAGATCAAGGCGGGTAAGGGCAAGACAACAGCGCTGCAAGATCGAGAGATCGCAGCAATCAACAGCAACGGGGGCATCGCCTTCGTTGTCAACGAGAACAACATCAACGAGGTAAAGGAGATCATCACATGGATAAAGACGAATTTCAAACAATCAGTGCTGTCATAGACGGCAGGCTCGCAGCGATGGGCGTAGAAGGTGCCACGCATATGGTGCGCATGTTCGAGATGATCTCGGCAAGCTTCGCTGGTGAAGACCAGCGACCCACGGTGCTGGTGCACGGGGTCAAGCACAACCTCATCGTGCTGTCAGTGAACGTGGAGGAGCTGGAGATGGTAGACATGCTGGCCACAGCCTACGCCAAGATGCACGACACATTCATCGGGGACAAGCCCGCGCCGGGAGACATACATTGAGCGCCCCATACGACACAATAATGGCAATTGATTTTGAAACTTTTTGGGACACCAAAAGTAGGTATTCATTAAAATACATGACCAACGAGGAGTACGTACGTGACGCTAGATTTCATGACTTCGGAGCATGCCTACACGAGTTCGGAACTGACAAGCACACTCAGTGGTATCGAGGAGGTGCCGAGCTTTCTCGCATCCTATCAACATACGACTGGCGACGAACAGCAATCTTGGCACATAACGCCCAATTCGATGTATCCATCCTCTCTTGGAGGTACGGGATTAAACCCGCCTTCATCTTTGACACGCTATCAATGGCGCGAGCTTTACGAGGCGTGGAGGTTGGCAACTCCCTCGCCAGACTTGCGGGAGATTTTGGTCTTCCCGCCAAGGGGACTGCCGTACACAGTACCGATGGTGTGGCCGAGTTGGACAAAGACTTGGAACTTGAGCTTGCAGACTATTGCAAACACGACGTATATCTTTGCGAGCGAATTTTCGAGCGACTTGTTCAAGGCTACCCCAAGTCAGAGCTGAGACTGATCGACATGACGCTCAAGATGTACACGCAACCCGTCTTGCAGTTGGACAAGCTCATGCTGGCTAACGCGTTGGAGGAAGAGAAGGAGAAGCGTGAGGAGTTGCTGCAGCGCTTGGGTGTGACGGATGCAGCGTTGGCCAGCAACGGCCAGTTCGCAGCGCTGTTGGAAGCGGTCGGCATGCCGCCGCCCATGAAGAAAAAGAAACCCACACCCAAGACGCCTAACCCCGTGGGTATGAACTACGCCTTCGCCAAGACGGACGCCATGTTCCAAGCCATGCTCAACGGAACCAACGAGGATGTGGCTGCGCTGTGTGAGGCACGGCTCAAGGTCAAGTCCACCACGGAACGCACCAGAGCACAGCGATTCTTGGAGATTGCAGGCCGAGGCACCCTACCGGTACCCCTGAGCTATTACGGCGCAGCAACGGGCCGCTGGACGGCCAGCAAGGGCAGCGCTATCAACATGCAGAACCTGAAGCGCGGCTCGTTCTTACGCAAGGCCATCATGGCACCGCCGGGGTATCGGCTTGTGGTGGGGGACTTGTCCCAGATCGAGCCGCGTGTGCTGGCGTGGCTGTCTGACTACGATGAGATGCTCGACATCTTCCGCGCGGGGGGTGATCCGTATGCTGCCTTCGGTGCACAGATGTTCAACATCCCCGGCTTGACCAAGGAGAGTCACCCTGACTTGAGGCAGTCAGCCAAGTCAGCGCTGTTGGGTGCGGGGTACGGGCTGGGTTGGGCCAGCTTTGCTGCACAACTGCTTGTTGGGTTCCTCGGTGCGCCACCTGTGCGCTACACCAAGGCCGAGGCGCTGCAGTTGGGCGTGACAAAGGCGTACATCGAGCAGTTCCTGAGCTGGGACGAGAACCTTGTGAAGATGGAAGAGATCGCGCATACCTGCACCATGAAGGAGCTGCTGATCCACTGCGTTGCGGCCAAGAAGATCATCGACATATACCGTGCCACTGCGTATCAGGTCGTCTCATTCTGGTCGATGCTGTCGGGGTTGATTCAGACTTCGTTGTTCGACGGAGAAGAGTTTACTTACAAGTGCCTGACGTTCCGCAAGGAAGAGATCGAACTGCCCAACGGTATGAAGCTGCTGTACCCCAACCTGCGTAAGCAGCCGAAGAAAGACAGCAAGAAGAACGAGTGGGAATGGGTGTACGGTGAGGACGCTACCAAGCTGTACGCCGGTAAGATTGCGAACAATGTCACGCAAGCGACAGCACGGATCGTGATGACTGATGGTATGCTACGGGTGTCAAAAAAATACTTCGTGGCTGGGACTGTTCATGACGAACAGATAGCAGTTGTGCCTGATGAAGAGGTTGAGTTCGCTAAGACTTGGGTCTTGGCGCAAATGACTATGGAGCCACGGTATCTTCCGGGGATTCCATTAGCCGCTGACGGTGGCGCACATCGTCGTTATGGACTGGCAAAAGGTAAGGAGAAGTAAATGATGGCAAAAATAAAAGCGATGTTCCCACGTAGGATGCGCGTAGGTAAGAAGCTGTATTCAGTCGAGGTCGTTGAGGCCATGATCGAGAAGAACTGCGTAGGTCGTACACGCTACGCCGACCGCAATATCCAGATCGCCGCGAAGCACAACAACACCGGGCGCTTCCTTGCCGGTGCAGAGATTCGTGACACGTTCTGGCACGAGGTGACACACGCCATCCTTGAGGACATGGGACGGCACACACTGAACCGTGACGAGCGATTCGTTACGGAGTTCGCTAACCGGCTGTCCGCAGCCATTGACTCTGCGAGGTTTTGATATGCAAGGTACGGGTCAGTACGGCAAGTTTGGGTTGCTAAACATAAAACGAGCTGCAATAAACCTTGATAACAAAGAACTGTACAGCCGCCAAACATACATCTGCTGGACATGCCAGCAAGGGAAGAAAAAAGACGATGTGAAGGTCACACGGCCTTTTGGGTTCGGTACGCTACGTAAGATTATTTGCCACGATTGCAGCGCTGCTGCAAAGAAAAGAAAGCAGGAAAAAGATGAAAGTAGTTTGGTCTCACTCAGCGCTGAAGGATTACGAGTCCTGCCCCAAGAAGTACCACGAGGTGCGGGTACTGAAGAAGCACAAGTTCACGGAGACGCAGGCAACGATGTACGGAACAGAGCTGCATAAAGCAGCCGAGGATTACATCGGTGAGGGCAAGCCCTTGCCCAAGCAGTTTGACTTCATCGCAGGCACGCTCGACGCGCTCAAGGCCAAGCCCGGTCGCAAGCTAGTCGAGTACCAGATGGCGTTGACGACTGACCTGCAGCCATGCGGTTGGGTGGGGCCAGAGGTGTGGGTTCGCGGTATCGCTGACCTTATCATCATGGACGACGACAACCTGACGGCGTGGGTGGTGGACTACAAGACGGGCAACAACAAGTACCCGGATCGTGAACAGCTCAAGCTCATGGCTATCATGGTGTTCGCGCACTTCCCGCACATCCGTAAGGTGAACGCCGCCTTGCTCTTTGTCGTGAAAAACGATATGGTCAAGATCAGCGTGGGAGTCGATCAGGCTGAAGGCGAGTGGTGGTCATACCGCAAGCGTATTGCCCGTATCGAACAAGCGCATGAGACGGGCGTGTGGAACCCGAAAGCCTCACCCCTTTGCCCGTGGTGCCCCGTCACCACTTGTGTACACCATCCTAAACATTAAAGGAACAGTCATGCCTTACAAAAACCCAGCAGATCGCGCAGCCTACCCCGCGTACGATCAGAAGCCCGCAGTTAAAAAGAAACGTGCTGCACGCAACCAAGCCCGCGCCATCATGGAGAAAGAAGGTCTGGTGCACAAGGGTGACGGCAAAGATGTCGATCACAAGAAGGCGCTCAGCAAGGGCGGCACAACGACACGCAGTAACCTGCAAGTCAAGACTGCAGCAGCCAACAGGTCGTACGCTAGAAAAAGCGACCACAGCATTAAATAAAAACACGAGAAGCAAATGCAAGTCATCGACAACAAAGCACTACTCTTCAAAACCAGAAACCCCGACAAGTACCATTTAATCCCCAAACGTCATATCGTGTCAGAAGATAATGGGACGTTTGAGATAATGGTTTACTGGGGGTTGGAAGAGGTTCAGGTACTACGAAACTTAGGTGTCAAAGATGTACCTTCGCCTATTACGGGCCGGTACGGTTGGCCGGGGCGCTACACACCCATGTCGCACCAGATGGCGACAGCAGATTTCCTGACCATTCACCGCAGAGCATTTGTGTTCAGCGAGCCGGGTACAGGCAAGACGTTGAGCGCTTTGTGGGCGGCTGACTACCTGATGAGTATCAAGAAGGTGCGTAGGGTTCTGATCCTCTGCCCGCTCTCAATCATGCAGAGCGCTTGGTTAGGGGACTTGAGCAGCAGCGTCATCCACAGGTCTGCCGTTGTAGCGCACCATGCGCAGGCTAGTCGCCGTATCGAGATGGTGCAGCAGGACTTCGAGTTCGTCATCGCCAACTACGACGGCTTGAACCTGATCGCCAACGAGGTGCGCAACGATGGCCGTTTCGATCTGGTGATCGTTGACGAAGCCAATGCGTACAAGACCCCCACGACTAAGCGCTTCAAGGCGCTGGCCAGCATCCTGACACCTGAGACACGGCTGTGGATGATGACCGGCACACCTGCATCGCAGTCTCCGGCGGATGCGTACGGCTTGGCCAAGCTGGTTAACCCCAACGGCATCCCCCGGTTCTTTACGGCGTGGCGCGACAAGGTGATGCACAAGGTCACGATGTTCAAGTGGGCGGCAAAGCCTGCGGCCCCACAGCTCGTACACGAGGCGCTACAACCTGCGATACGCTTTACCAAGGCCCAGTGCTTGGACTTGCCGCCAGTGCTCACCACGACCCGTTTGGTGCCCATGACGGTGCAGCAAGCGAAGTATTACCACACGCTCAAGGAGCGCATGTCGATCCAAGCGGCAGGCGAAACGATCACCGCTGTCAACGCCGCCTCGGGCTTGAGCAAGCTGTTGCAGATAAGTTGCGGCGCTGTGTATACAGACGACAAAGATGTGGTGGAGTTCGATGCTGGCCCCCGGCTATCCGTGTTGGAAGAAATCTTGGAAGAGACCGACCGCAAGGTGTTAATCTTCGCCATGTTCCGCAGCAGTATCGACAGCATCTACAACCACCTGACCAAGAAAGGCTTCAACGTAGAGCTGATCCACGGTGGCATCACCCCGAACAAACGTGCCGATACAATCCGGCGCTTCCAGAACGAGCAAGACCCCCGCGTGTTGGTGATGCAGCCACAGGCTTCGGCGCACGGGATCACGCTGACCGCAGCCGATACGGTGGTGTTTTACGGGCCACTGATGTCGGTCGAGCAATATATTCAGTGCATCGCACGGGCAGATCGCAAGGGTCAGAACTCCGACAAAGTAACAGTTATCCACATCGAGAGCAGCCCCGTAGAAAAGAAGATGTTCACAGCTTTATCCACAAAGGTTGTGGATAACTTTACTCTGACTCAGATGTTTGAGACAGAAATAAATTCTTAAGAAAGGAGCCACAGACCGCAAAAACCACGCTACACTTGTCAAACACTAGACACAAAAAGGAGAAATCAAAATGACTGAAGCCACGATACCAATGGACAAATTAGCCCGCGTCTACCGAAAGATAAAGGCAGAGATTGACGAGTTGACCAAGGAATATGACACCAAGGTCGAGACGTTGAAAGCAAAGCAAGACACCCTGAAGTTTGCTATGAAAGACCAGATGAAGGCGCTGGGCGTCAAGTCTGTTAACACCGCCTTCGGCACTGTGTCGATGGTGCAGAAAACCCGCTACTCCACGCAGGACTGGGACGCGTTCAAAGACTTCGTTGTCGAGAACCATGCCGTTGATCTGCTGGAGAAACGAATTGCCCAAACCAACATGGCGCAGTTCTTAGCGGACAACCCCGGTTCAGTGCCACCCGGCCTGAACGCATTTTCGGATTTTGAAATCCGCGTTACTAAACCTTCCAATTGAGGCGCATACCATGAGCAAAGTTTCCTTATTTAACCCCTCGAACGTACCTGCGTTCGCTCGCAACAACGTGCTGTCCGAGACGGCAATGGCCCTGACGGGCGGTAGCTCCGGCGGCGCTGCCGGTAAGCGTATCTCGATCAAGGGCGGCGTGTTCCGTCTGATGGATAACGGCAAGGAAGTTGCCGCCATTGAAGACCGTCACCTCGACATCATCATCGTCAAGGCAGCACCCAAAGTGGGCCGTCAGTTCTACGCTGCTGCGTACGACAAGGATGCTACAGCCGCAGCGCCTGATTGCTCCTCCAACGATGGCGAGCGTCCTGACCCTTCCGCTAAGAACAAGCAGTCCGAGACTTGCCTGTCGTGCCCACAGAACCAAGCCGGTTCCGGTACGGGTAATAGCCGCGCCTGCCGCTACCAGCAGCGTCTGGCTGTGGTGCTTGAGAACGACATGGGCGGTTCCGTCATGCAGATGGTGTTGCCCGCTACGTCGATCTTCGGCAAGGCAGATGGCGACAAGCATCCGCTGCAGTCCTTCGCCCGTTACTTGGCTGCGCAGAACCCACCGATCAACCCCGAGCAGATCGTGACCCGCATGAAGTTCGACACGAAGTCGGAGTCCCCCAGGCTGCACTTTGCTCCAACCCGTTGGTTGACGGACGACGAGTACGAAGTCATTCAAGACCAAGCCGATAGCGATGATGCCAAGAAGGCTATCGTGATGAATGCAGCGCAGACAGACGGCGTGAAGGCGGCACCTCTGGCTATCGCCGGTAAGCCCCCAGTAAAGGCTATCCCAGCGCCTGCACCGGAGGAAGATGACGAGGAAGTGGCCGCACGTTTGGCGGTAGCCAAGCCCCCCAAGAAGCCTAAATTCACTCCCGCACCCGTGGTCGAAGAGGAAGAAGACACGGCTCCTGAGCCCGAGGTACGCAAGGCCCCATCCAAGGCTACTGCAGTTCCTGCAACCAAGGCAAGCCTCGCAGACATCGTGTCTGACTGGGACGACGAGTAATTAGTTTCGCTGGGCCGCAGGCAGCGGTCGCATTGCATAGGTCGGGGGGTTTTTTTAAATGTGTTTTTACTCCTCGTTAAAAGGCCTTCACATACCTATGACTGCGTTTCCTGCCCTGCGTGTCCCAGCGCCTTAACACTATGGCCTACTCACAAAAAATCATGGACGCTGTTGCGGCGTCACCTAAGACGATGGGCAACAAGCTCGGGCGATGGGCCATTCACTTGGACTTCCCCGTGACGAAGATTGCTATCGCTCTGGGTGTTACGCGCCAGACGGTCTACAACTGGTTTGAGGGCAAGGACGTTTTCGTTGCTTACCAGAACCGTGTCGAACTGCTACTAACAATAATGTCCTCGTCCAAGACGGCGGACGAAGCTTGGAGAAAAATATGCAAAGAATACAACTTAACTCCGTGAGTCCACGGATGCTTACCGACGAGGAACTGGCGCACTACGCAACGCTTCACGCTGCAGGAGAGCTGCCCCCTGAATGGGTAGACGAACTCGTCAAGCGCTTCGCCGCACTCGTAGACGCCGAAACACAATAACCTAGGGTACCTATGGAACCGCTTGATTTTCTAGCGGCGGTTTTGCCACCTCCCGGTAACGGGCGCTATTGCGTGGCAGAGCTGACGAAGAAGAAGGAACACGTATATGTGGACACATTGGAAGAGGCGCAGGTTGCAGTAGAGCGATGGAAGAAGTCGAACTTTGATGTTTACTTTGGGCTGAGTACCTACGGGGACGCGGATAACCGCCAAGCCACCAATACCCAGATGGCAAAGTGCATCGCTATCGACATCGACTGCAACCACCCGAAGGACGTGCCGGACGAGCACGGCGAGTTCAAACCCAAGGCGTACCCATCAGCGCGTATGGCAGCGCAGGCTATTCTGGACTTCTCCACAGAGGTCGGGCTGGCTGGGCTAGGTGAGCCGTGGATGGTGGCATCTGGCGGCGGTGTGCACGCATACTGGCCGCTGCGTGAGGCGGTGGAGATCGCGGAGTGGAAGCCTGTGGCAGAAGCGTTCAAGCGCCTATGCGTGCAGAAGAAGCTCGGCATCGACCCCACAGTGACAGGTGATGCAGCGCGGGTGCTACGTGTGCCAGCAACGCTTAATACCGGGGTCAAGGGCGGCAAGCGTGTGCGCGGCGAAACCAAGGTACGTTTCATGCACGGCGGGGGCTTCTTCGACATTGATGACATCCGCGCTGTACTTGAAACCAACTTGGCAGGCACCGCATACGAAGTGAAGGCTAAGCCGAGCATGGCCCTCATGCTACCCGGACAGCGGCCTAAGAGTGCGCCGACGACATCGGCTGTGCAGTTATTTGCGAACAGCGTCACGAAATTCGGCAATATCTACAAGGCAACCAAGAAGGGTAACGGCTGCGGCCAGTTAGAGTTCTACGCCCTGAATGCCAGCGACGATGGGATGGAGCCGTTGTGGCGTGGGCTGCTGAGCATTGCTCAGAAGTGTGATGATGGTGAGCGTGCAGTTATCTGGCTGAGTGGCCTGCACCCTTACGACGAGAACCGGATGCACTCCAAGCTGGCCGAGATCAAAGGCCCGTACCCGTGCACCAAGTTCGACTCGGAGAACCCCGGCGTTTGCGTTAGCTGCAAGCACTGGGGAAAGATCACAAACCCGCTAGCGCTGGGGCGTGATACGGCTGTCGTTACTGAAGCGAAGGAAGTAGAAGTCGAGTCCGCAGGGACAGACACATTCCGCAAGATACTGCGCCCCGAAGCGCCGTTTGGTTATGCGTATGGACGCAACGGCGGCGTGTACATCGAGAAGCGCATGGAGAACGAGGATGGCACGGAGTCTAAGAAGCTGACGATGCTGATTAGCTACGATGTGTTCCCCCTCAATATCCTAGACAACGCTGGCGAGCACACCGTCCACATGCTGGCGCTGCGTCCAGAGGGTGCCCAGAATATTCTGTTGCCCCAGAAGAGCTGCGTGAGCAAGGACGACACGGTGAAGTACCTAGCTACCCAGAACGTGCTGGCTGCTTTTGGCGGCGGCAACGACAAGAACTTTTACGATTACATACGAGCGAGTGTAGAAAAAATGAGCACTGAAAAATTACCCGTCAAAGTACCTGCAAGCTACGGCTGGCAGAAGGACAACACCTTTGTGTACGCAGGCAAGATATACGCACCCAAGGTGAAGCCGGTAGAAATACCTATGGTCGGGCTGGAGAACATCGTGAACAACACGAAACCCACCGGCACCATACAGGGCTGGCGCAATGTGATTAACCTGCTAATCCAGAAGAAGATGTACGACCAACTAGCGATTATCTTGGTTGGCGCTGGCGCACCGCTGATGAAGTTCACCGGCATCTACGGCATGACGTTCCACTGCGCTTCAACGTACTCAGGCACAGGCAAGTCGCTGGCGCTAGAAGGCGCGGCATCCATCTGGGGCCACCCGGTGCACTACCGCATTGGCAAGAGTTCATCCCCCGTGGCCATGCAGCAGCGTCTGGGTATGCTCAACAGCCTGCCCTTGATTACGGACGAGATTACCAGTAAGAACCGTGCGTCCCCTGAGTGGTTCACCGAGTTCCTACTGGATATGACTGAGGGCCGGGGCAAGGAGCGTATGGAGGCAGGCACCAACAAAGAGCGCCTGAACAACTCCACATGGATGTCGAACGCACTGATGTCATCGAACACCTACGTGGTGGACACGCTGCTCGGTACCCGCAAGCACGCATCGGAAGGCGAGATTCGCCGGGTCATTGAATTTGATATGGACACCCAGTTGGTATGGGAGCCATACGAGATTGAGATCATCAAGTCCTTGGCACAGAACTACGGCGTAGCTGGCGATATTTTTGCGCAGTACATGGTGGACAACTTCGACAAGATCGCCGAGACGGTGCCCGATGTAGTGCGCCAGATGTACACCTCGTACGAAGCTACCAATGACGAGCGTTTCTGGATGGCGGGTGTGGGCGCTTCCATCGCTGCCGGTATATTGTTCAGCAACAACAACGCAGAGATTGCCGACTTCCCCATGCCCGAGATGATCGCGGCGTTTGGTCGGCGTATCAATGTCATGCGCAAGGCTATGAACAGCAACAAGCGCAGCGCTGAGGATGTACTAAACGCGTTTGTGCGTGAGGGCTACGGGCACTTCGTCATCGTCAACTACGGCGCTGCCGGAGGCATCCTGTCCCAGATGGGTGACGGCGCTGTGATCGACAGGAACACTACGAAGTCTGCGGTGCACGGGCGTATCGAGAACGGCCTGACCCCCGGCTGCTCGGACATGTACATCGAAGAGCGCGTGCTACGCACGTTCTGCTCAAGCATGAGCTTCGGTTACACGGACTTTAAGAAGCAGCTTGAGATTCACCCCCAGATGAAGGTGTCGTACGTGGCCCGCAAAGACCTGATGTCCAAGACCAACGGCCCCCAAATGCGAGTGACGGCTATCCGTATCACACGCCCATTGACTGAAACCGATGAGCTTGGTAGTTCGCTATCCGTGGACTGAGCTGGAACGGGGGCAGGGATTCTTTGTCCCCTGCCTAGACCCCGAAGCAGTAAAGGAAGACGGCCTTAAAAAAGCTGTCTTCCTGCACATGTTCGATGCCCACGCTAAGGTGGGCATCCGTAGGGGGCTCATGGGGGTGTGGTTCTACCGGCGCCCTCTTCCACCCGCCTGATGGCCTTCAGGTAACGCTCGGACTGTAGCTGACGTTGCGCGTTCAAGGTGTCAATTCGTTTTTCCTTGGCATCAGATGGCGCGTTGGAACTGCGGATTATGTCTTCCTGCGTACGCAGCGTTCCCATGAACTTCTGATACTGCAACGCCATCGGCGCAACTGCGATCTCAGCGCGGTGCTCACGCAAATAGTCCTTGGCGTCTTCGATCTTTCCGGTCTTGCGGTAGTTGTCGAAAGTTCGCTTAGCTTCCATTGCATCCGTGGCCAGCTTGTACACAACGTCGGCTTCCTCACCGCCGTACTTGCGCTGGAACGAGCTGCCAATCAGCGGCATCTCGGACAGCTTGCGGGTGGGCTCGGCCTTGCCTTCGCGGAACATTTCGTTGGTAGTAGCCACCACCATCAGTGGTATTTGCCCCAAGTAACCGGACACAATGTGCTCGATCTGGATAGGGGACAGGCCCGGAACCATCTTGGCCATGAACTTGGCCAGCTCAGTGGTGTTGGAGTTGTACTGCGCCACAGGGTCTAGCTTCTCTAAACGGGCAGATACCAACGGGTTGCCTGAGTAGAAGTTTTTGTTGGCGTATACCTCGGCTATGGGCTTGATGATCTGAGGCATGCCCATGTTGCTGGAACCGGGGATAGCGCTCACAAACATGTCTTTCAGCGCACGAAGTTGTTGAGGTGTGTCTACCTCGCCTTTCATGGCGTCAACAGCAGCCACGCCTGCCGAGAAGAAGAAGCCGAACTCGTACGGGATAGGCAGCTTGATAGGCTCATCTACACCGGGAAGGTGTAAGAAGAAGTTGCTGTACCGATCTTTAGGCTTGGCGTTTTTGTAGTAATCGTCGTCGTCCATAGCCATTGCGTAGGCGATGCCGAACCCGGTCAACAGCATGGCATTGTTGAAGAACTTGCGCTTGATCTTCAGCACGTCGTTGGCCGGCATGTTGCCCGTGGCTGCTTTGAACAGTACGCTCAAACCCTGAATCTGCGCGTTGAAGAACGGTATCATGCGGCTGGCGTACTGCACGGTAGGCGAGAGGCCGCGCTTGGAGAAGTTCATCGACTCCCGCACTGAATGGCTGGCTTCGACTTCAGACAGGCCGTTTTTAATAGCGTTTTCGTAGATCAGCGCACGGGTAGCGACATCGGCCTGTAGCGCCAGCTTATCGGCCTTAGCAAACAGCTTGTCAAGAACGCCTTGAGACTTGCCGCTGGCCAACTGCAGCGCGATCTTGGACATGTTGGCCGGGTCGCCCTCGAACAAACCGGACTGCATCAAGCCCTTCTCAACCATCTTGGCACCGGCTTCGCTCTTGCCAGTGGCAATCTTCAGGAACTCCTTGTTGGCCTTGAAGATGGCAGTGAGCGGGCCGTAGTCCAGACCGGAAGTAGCCGTAGCTGCGAACGGGTCGCGGAACAATTGACGGGCCAAGTAGATGGGGGTGCGAGTGACACCAGAACGCAACAGATCACCGGCGATGCCACCCCACTTCAGGAACGCAGGCAGCGTCAGGTGTGCGCCTTCCAAGGACTTGATAATCAGTTCCGCAGGAACGCCGCCAAACATTGTTTCCGTGGTTTGAACGCGCAGCCAGCGATCTCCCTTGTCTTCAGACTTGTTAGGGTCAGGCTCTTGCGTCCAGCGGATAACGCTGGCATCGGCAGGGGCTTTTCCGCTGTGGATTGGCATTAGGTTAGTGGGCTTGCCCATCTTATCGACGGAGCCAAGACCTTGGCCTGCAGCTTGCATCGCGTAGCCTACGTTCTTCATGGCCATGTTGTTCATGCCCTTAGTGACCAGCAGCATGGTATTGCGCATGATCGACTTGTCCAAAGGCATGATCTTGCTCTCGCCGCCTTTGAGTTCAGCAAGGTACGGTTGATGCGTTATGTCGCCAATCGTGAGCGTCTTCTCACCGCCAAAGACCAACTCAGCCACGCCGTCGGCACGAACGCGGTAGTAGGGAACGTAGTCCTCATCCTTCAAGTACGCCTTGGCGTCGGCCTGCGTAATAGCTGCCACCTGTGGGGAGGACAGCCACTCAATCATGCCCCGGTTGTAGGCGTTGTACTTGGTGCGGGCATTCTCCAGCGCTGCCTTGAGCTTGGGGTCGGAATTGGCCACAGCCATAGCGTCTTGCAACTCTTGCTCGGTAACACCGAGAGCGCCTAGGTCAAGCTTCTTCAAGCCTTTGTTCATCGCACGTTGGGCGATCATGTACGCAGAAGCTAACCCCATTTTGGCTTCGGTATTGCCGTAACTATCCGGGATGTCCTGCACGGCGTCGAATATAGCACCGGCATCGTTCTTCATGGAGCTACGAACTTCGTAGTAGCCCTTGGAGTCTTTGAACATCTCGGGGGGCCCGTTGCTGAGCGCCATCTGGGTAATAGCGCCGTGCTGATCTGCAGCGGTAATGCTGAAGATAGCCTGACGGAAGTCCCGTGTGCTGCCCATAGTGTTCGGGTCTTCAACAGCGTTGTTCAGCGCCTTGATAACACCGGCACGCATATCAGCGGTCTGCATCTCGATCTGCAGCGCGATGTTGGAGCCTGCCTTCTCACGCAAGGTCTTTGGTTGTGCAACTGCACGTTCTGCCAACTTGGACAGAGCGTCGTCGGACTTGTACTTAGCAACGCGGGAAAACAACGGGCCTTCAGCAGGGCCAATAGGTTGCAAATTAGTGCCTAGTATTTCAGGCTTAACACCAATGAACGCACGTTCAACGTATTCGCCACCTTCATTATTTTGCTCAATGGCGTCTATGCCTGCCGCTTTTAGAACTCGCGTTGCCTCGTCAACGCCAAGTTTTTCCCGTATGTCAAAAAATAAACCGTTGGCGGGGTACTTACCTTCTTGTTCAGCACGTTGTTTAGCGTACCTGTCCCCGTACTGTTCAAACAGAGCATCAAGTTTTGGCCTATCACCGACAATGAAATCAGAGTTAACTTTGTACACACGTTCTTCAGGAACGTCGTCCAATGTGCGGTACAAGTTGCCTTGTTTGGGGCGCTCTTTGAGCCCTTTTATTTTTGAAACATCAAGCGTGTTGACCGCATCTAAACGTGCTTGCGTGGTATACAAGTTTGCTTCTAGCCTGACTACTGCCGCAGCATTTTTACCTGATACTACAGATGCTGCAGGCAACCCCGTTTTTTTAGATACAGGCCCCGTCAAATACTTAGCCAAACGTTGCTTGGTATCGGCAATATCACTTTCCAAACGTTTTTTGGTGTCGGCAATGTACTCGACAGCCGCTTTATTTTCTTTTGGGTTTAATGCACCCCCTTCTTGCACACCGCGCAGGTAGCGTGTTAAAAGATTAGATTCGTATCTTGTACGAACTTCTTTGGAAGACAAGTCACCAACGCTGGTAGACATGTACTTCTCGTCCAAGTCACGGAACTGCTGGTATGACATATCCCCATAACCCGTAGCGTTGGACGCTTTACCAAAAGTAACTGCGGTCTGGTAATACTCAGCGTAGTCTTTGTCTGCGGTTACGTACGGCCCAACACCAAGCGATTTTTCGCGTTCAAAGCGACGGTCAAAAGCCCCCTCACCTTCCCCCGCAAAATTGGTATCAAACGCCGTAAACTTGGCGTCTGAGCCGTGCCATGTGCCTTGCAATTCCAATTGGGCACAACCGTAAGCAAAGTTAACTAGGTCGCCCGCTTTAAGGCCCGAGGAATTTATATCAAATACCGCGAGCGCTTTCTTAAACGCATCGACCACCATTTTTAACCAGTTGTGTATGGCGGTTCGGTTAACGGCACCTGTTGGTTGGATACCCGCCTTAATAGCTTCTTCTACGGCGTACGCAATAATTTCGTCGTCTACTTGGTTAACGGGAGTTTCCGCAGCTTCTACACGGGCAAGCGCCGCTTTACCAATTTTGGACTCAATAGAACCGTCATTACGTTTAGCCCAGTTTTTAACCGTGGTGGAAATAGCGTTGTACTGCGCCGGATTAAAAAAGTTACGGAAACCGATGTGCGCTCCGACTTCGTGCAGCGTAACGCCGAGCGCCTCGCCCTTACCGATGTTGTCCGCAAATAAGAAGGCTTGTTCTTTGTGCACAAGCCCTTTAACATCTGACGGAACCTTACCTTTGGTTGTGGGGTACGCTTTTGTAAAGTCGTCAACGGACTTAAACACAGTCAGTTTTGCGGGTTTTTTATCGCTGTGCGTTTTTTCTTTTGGTATCACAATGCCTGCTTCAGCAAGCTCGGCTGTAACGCTCTCAACAGTAGACGCATTTGTCGGTTTACCGCGAGAAAATTCAACGCCTTCTAAGATTGGGCCAGACGCCTCTGCCTGACGCTGCTCTTCAGCTTCTTTGAGAGCCAGCGCATCTTTACCGGACTGCGCCTCTTCCACGCTCTTTCGTGCAGACGCCACTGCAGCGTTGGTTTCTTTCTGGCTCTTCGTGACTTCAGCAACAACGGCCTGTTTGTCGGCAACGGTTCCCTTGAGTCCTGCTTCCTGCTCTTGCAAGCCCTTGAATAGCTCCGTGTAACGGTTGCCTTTCTTTGCCTTGTTGTTGTCGCGCAAATACTGCATGCGGTCTTGCAAAGCTTTCAGTTCTGCACGGGCGCCCGCCAACTCGCTCAACGCCTCTTGTGCAACTTTTGCACGGTCAGAAGGACGCTTGCGCTCACCGGACTCAGATACTCGGCCAGTACGGACATCAACAACTGCACTGCCTGCCCTCGGTGCGGCAAGGGTCGCAGGGATTTCGCCAGCTTTCTCTTGGCGCTTTCTTGCAATCAAATCGTAGCCTGCGGCTTGGGCTTCATCAAAAGCTTTTTCAAGCTCAAGCTGCCCTTGTTCTTTGATCTCAGTCGTAATGCGCGGGGCGTTTTCGTACACCGCTTCTAGATCAACAGCAGCCTGACTACGTTTTGTTTTAAGGTCGGCAATCTTTCCCTTACCTTCGGCGGTCAGCTTGTTTTTCGGGTCTTGTAGCGTTTCCAGTTGGGCATCAAACGACCCCAGCTTGCTTCGGATGCCGAGAATGCGTTGCTTGAGTTCGGATACGTCCTGCGTTACGCGAGTACCCGGCAAGTCCATCCCCTCGCGCCCGCGTTGCAATGCTGTCCGCCATGTGGCCATTGGAGTGGCTTGGCTGGTAACAGCCTCTTCAACAGGTTTGGCCGGTTCTTTCAATTCTTGGCGTTGAGCTGCTTCAAACGCTTTGGTAAGTCTGTTAATTTTTTCTGTAGCTTTATTTGCTTCTGACAACAAAGACTCACGTACGGTGCTGTCGGCTACGTGTTGATTAACCAAACCATTGAGGTCAGTGCGTGCTTTGTCAACGGTGCTTTTAGCAAAACGTACTGCGGCGGTCAGGCGGTTAATTTCTTTAGTTAAAGAAGCTTTGCCCGCCAGCGCTTGTTTAAGCTCAAGCAATTCTTTGACTTTATTTGCGGAAAACACCGCGTTTAAATTTTCTCCTACCAACCCCATGTGGTCGCTAATATTTTTAATCGAAGTAGCGTTGGGGCTTGTTGAAAAGTATTTTGCTTTTTTCTGTTGTTCTTTCAAACGATCTAAAAGCGCGGTTCTTTCCGCTGGGTTTTTATCAGCAATTGCCAGTAAGCGATCAACTTGCTGTACCAGTTCTTTCTTCTGGCTTTCGTTAAGCCCCGCCATTTGTGCTCGAATATCTTTAAGCAACGTCACGCGTGCGGGGATACTTTGCAAAGCGGTTTCAAGCTCCACAACTTTACGCACCGCAGACGCGTACCACTCGGGTTCACCGCGCTCTTTGTCCGCACTTGCCAGCAAAGGCCCTGCTTTTTCTTTGGCCTTTTTAAGCGCGACTTCGGCTTGTTGGGCTGCGGTCTTGGCAGGTTGCAAGCTGTCCCGTACCGTTTGCAAAGCTGTTTGATTGTCAGCTTTTTGCTGCGCAATTGTTTCTTGCATCCCTTGCACGTTTTTGGAATCCAGCATCTTCTGGAAATTTTCCGGCGTGACACGCAACGTCTGGACTTCAGCTTCTGGAAAAAGAGCCCGTTGCTGTTGTGCGCTGGTTCTTTGCAAGTCTTCTGGTGTAGCGCCGGGTTGTGCGGCACTTTGACGGCCTTCCTCTTGTACCCTAATCATGTCGCCCAGTTCACGTACCGCAAACTGGTCTGGTAAGTTCCCCTCCATAACGCGCTGCACTTGCTCACGTGCCAGCGCCGTGAAGTCTTTGTTAGACGTGTTAGGCAGTGCGTCACGTAGTTGGTTCAGCAGTTGTACAGAAGCCTCGTTGGTCTTTGCTGTAGTAACCCCTGATTTTTCTTCAGCCAATAGCTGTGCAATATCGCTAAAACTTTTTACTTTTTCTGGCGGTTTAACCGTGTTTGTGGGTATTGCAGTAGTGCGTGTATCAAGCGTATTCAACACTTGGTCAATCATGTCCAACGTGTTTTGTTTGTCGTCTTCTGCCAGTTTTGGCTGTTCACGCAGATTAAGAGTTTCTGTAACAGGCTGTGGGCCAGTTGGACGGGCGTAGTCTGTTTGGCGCAGTTGTCCTTTTTCGTCACGCTCAAGCGTAGGTGTGGCTGACCGAGTTACGGTCTTTTCTTTCATCGTGCCTTGCGTGTCCTTCAACATGCGTTCGGCAGCGGAAGACACGTTCGTATAAATGTTGGTGCGCATTTGGTCTTGCAGTGCCGCAATAGCGCCTACCGGTGCACCAAACTGACGCTGCCCTATGGGAGCATTTTTAGGGATGGCTTGGCCCCAACGACTTTGCAGTTCGTTAAAACCTTCCATGACCCTTGCACGGGATTCCCCAATCTCCCATTTCGCCATAGGGGGCAAATTAAAAGCAGCGCGACGGGACGCAATCTCCGCCAGATGACTATTCAAATACGCCATCCTTGCAGTGTCCATTAGCGTGGACGACTGGTCTGCCAGCGTAATAGGCGGCTTGCCTGCGGCTTCGCGCTTTTTATTAACGTCTGTCAGACGTGCAGACACGTTGGCAGTGTCAGGACGCAGTTTAATTTTTTGCAATTGACCAACAAACGCCTGCAGCAACTCGCTTTGTTTATCAGCGTGTTGTTCTGCTTCAGCTTCTTGGGCGCGTGATTCGGGCAACTTACCTTCACCCAAAGCGGGCAAACGATATATTGGCTTACCCGACGCAGCGTTTTCTTCCTGCCTTGCTTTAATGTCTGCGACCTGATCGTTGAGCGAGCCAACAAGTTCCGCGTTTCGCGTAATTTTTGCAATGGCCAGTTGCGTTTGCAGGTCACGTAAGTGCGCCTGTTCGCCGCCAAGTCCCGACATTATTTGTCCGGGGGTAACTACGCTACCCGTAGGAAACGTGGCCAAGAGCTTATCAATCGTTTCTTTCTCAGCTCGGTGACGCAGTTCTTCATCCCGTTGCGGCTGCTCCGCAGCGGGGGTATTGGCTTCCGTTAGTTTTCGTTGTGTGCGGCGTTCTTGAATTTGTTGGTTAACGTATGCGTCGGACTCAGCTCTGGCAGCTTGTTGCGCTCCTTGACGTTGGTCTTCTAAATCTTTAGCTTTGCGTGCGGCCATTTCTTCCGCAGTTTCAGACGTTGCTTTGAACGGCTGCATTTCAATGGTCTGCTGGGTCGTAGGCACCGCTTGCTGCTGCAAGTTAAGAATGCTTTGGGACAACTTGGCTGCGGCGGGTACATCGCCCCTGTCTTTGGCTACGCCTAGTTTTTGTTGCAGTTTGGCAATTTGGTCTTCAACGGGCCTAGGTAACGCTTCAACATCTTTACGAGATTGCATCAGCGCGGTATTGGCTTGTGCGTACTTGGGCGCAAGATCTACAATTTCTTGGGGGCTAGCGTCTTGCAGTTGAGACTGATATTGCTGAACCAGTTGCTCCAACATCCGTACTTGCTGGCGCGGGTCTGCCTTCGGTTCTACTGCTGCTTCAGGAACTTGACGCTCCACGGGCTGGCCAAACATGTCCAAGTCAGGTGTAGCAGGCGCTGCTGCTTCGGGCACCAATGAGGGTTGCTGCAGTTGCGTTGTGTCTTCAATGGGTGCAGGAGCGGGGGTTGGCTCAGGAAGAAGGAACCGGCGGTACTTGCGGAACTCTGCGTTGGTTTCTTTCAGTACGTCGGCGTGCTCGGCAAGGGCTTTCTGGGTTTCGCGGTTGTCCTGCTTCTGGTCTTCCGTAAGCTTGACGCCCTTGCCTGCTCGGTGCATCTGCGCGTCCAACTCGACCTTGCGCTGCTCTGCCGCTAGGTAGTCTTGCTGCGCCTGAACCGCATACTCGGGAGTTTGCTTCTGGGCTTCTTCAACGGCTGCGGCTTGCTCTGCGGCCTGCGATGCTGCGGTGCGTGCCTCGACTTGCTTGGTGCGTTCACCCTTATCGAAACGTGTTTGCTCTTGACCGCGTTCAACGTACCGGCCTGCAGGGGCCAAGATACCGCCGAGGACAGCGCCACCGATGAAGTTGTCAAAATATTCTGCACGGGCATTTGCGTCTGTGATGTTCAGACCGGCCTGCATACGCTCAAACACCTGTTGACCTGCTTCGGTCAGACCCTCGATACCCATCGTCTTGCCGGTGGATAGCAGGTAATCAGCCGCCGTTTTCTTGATGCCTTCCTTGGCCAAGTCATTTGCGGCTTTGGCCGACAGGTTAACGCCTGCTTTCTCAAATATCTTGCCGAGGCCGGGGATCATACGCATACTCACGGTATCCAGCGCGGCTTGGGGGATGGACGCCAGCGCAGCGGCGGTCAGGTCAGTATCGCCCAGTTTCTTGCCTTCTTCGGTTTGGCGTACCAAGTTCGAAGCGGTGAACTGCCCCGCAGAAGCAGCGCCTGCGGCACCCAAACCAAGTGCCGTACCCGCAGTCGTCAAACCGCCCAAAATAGGGGCCGCAGCTAGTGCTTCAGGAAGCGCAAGTGCCGCAGCGCCAGCGGCAAGCGGAGCTGCCATCCAAGGCAGAGAGCCACCAGCAAGCTCGCCGATCTTAGTCAGCGGTGCTTCAGTCCAGCCCTCAGTGGTCGGGGCGTAGACTTTTTTCTTGTAGGCTTCCTGCTCGGCAATGTACTTCTCGGCTTCGGGAAGTCCCATGATGCCTGTACGGCCAGCGAGTGCTGCGCCAGCGCCTTTGACGTCTGAAATTGCGCCTTTGAGCGAGGGCATGAAGCCCGACTTGGGGCCTTCTTCGGGGGTTTCTGCCGCACCAAATGCTTTTGGGTACAGCCGTTGGGCCTCTGCAAAAGCTACGTTAGGGTCTTCTCCCTCACGCAAAGGAAACAACGATCCATCTGGTAGTGTGAGGGCTTTTGCCATAATGTCTTTGCAGTGTTGTACCGGGGGCGCGTCCCGGTTCTATTGCGCCTATCGCCTATTATTAACCACCCGGCCTTGCAAGTAAAGTCTGTTTACCAACATCGACCACTTTAGGCTTTGCAAATTGTGCTACGTATTCGGCTCTAGTTGGTTTAGGCCCTGCAACACCACCGCCCTTAACCCAATCAGAAAGTGCTTTGGCGTATTCTGCATCGACATTGAACTTGCCAGACCGGATTGCCACCAGCTCTTCCATACCTTGTCGGAGCTTGTCCGCTTGAGGCCCACCAGCGCCGAGAATACCTGCGACATGTTCTTCACGTCCCGGCATAGCCGCAATATCGCGTTGTGTCTGATTACTGGCGGCGCTTGTGCGCTCCCGGCTTGCACGATCTGCAGCGGATTCACGTGAATGCACATAGTTAGTGAATACGGCTTCAGCAGCCTTCGTTTTTACCCCTGTGGCTTCCTTGATACCCGCAATCGTCTCGTTATTAGATGCGATAGCACCTTCAGCGATAGTATGCTTGGCAGCCGTGATCTCTTTCTGAGACATATTGGTCTGGTTGAACTTGAGTTCGTCGAACGCATCTTTGGCGTCTTCGATCTTCTGGCGAGCGGCTTCAGACAGTTTCAGTCCTTCAGAGTACTGCTTGACGCCAGCGGTGGCGCCTTCAGCGAGCCCCGCCAATCCCCTACCGGTGGATTGCATCATTGCCAAGCCAGCGTTGATGAGCGACATGTTCAGGTTCTGGTCATCGGTCTTTTGCAACCGCGCCTCTTTGTCCTTGATGCGTTGTTCTTTGGGGGCAAGTAAACCGGCCAAGCCTGCTTTGCGCTCTTCTGCACCGGCAAGCTCTTCTTTCCCTTGGGCTTCACGCAGCTTGGCGTTTTTTTCGTGTTGCGCTGCGTAGGGGTCGTCTACTTGGCCTTTCGGCATGAGGCTGGCTTGCAGTTTTTGAAGCTCTGTAATTGACATCGGGCCTGCACCGGGAGCCGTAGTAGCGCCAGCACCAGCGGAGGGGGTAGCCCCCCGTTGTCCCACAGGAGCGCTAACAGAAGTCAGCGTTGGAATTCCACCGGGAGCGCGAATATCTCCGCGACGTGTAGCATCTGTGGGCATCGTCGCCACGGATGTAGGGGCTTCGCCGAGCGACGTTCGCTTGCCTTCAGTACCATAGTTGACGTTGTAGTTTTCCCACTTTTCTGCGGTTTTGTCGCGCATCATGTCTTTGAACTTTGCCGCGCCTTCTCTACCCAACGTGGAAACAAGCTCACCAATCGACATGTCTTCGTACGGCGTAGTGTCTGGAAGCAACCCTTGGTTCGGAGCACCGCCGCCGCCGTATGGGGCATAAGGGGTGTAACCAGCACCCGGCACAGTTTCCATGAACGCGCCTGCTGCAAAACCGGGGATGTCACCGCCATCGGCAAAAGCCACGATGCCTCCGCCAGCCATCTTCTGCATGTTGGGGGCAGGCAAAGCACCGATGCCTGACTCTTCGGGTAAACCCTGAGCCATTTGCTGCACAACTTGCTGTGCTACCGGGGGTGCGGCTTGCTGTTGCTGCGCTGCGCCAGCAGCCTGCTGTTTTTTCTGTATGTCACTGGCCGCTTTGGCAGCGAGGAACTTCATGGTGTCGTTCTGGTTTGCGGCAGCGTACTGCGCCAGTTGCTGCGGTGGCATGGCCACCAGTTCAGCAATCATCTTGTTCATGCTAGGGTTGAGGATAGACATGGTATTCCTTATGCCATCTTGCTGAGCATCAGCGCTTGCAGTCCAGCCGGTTTCTTGGCCTTGATCGCGCCGCCTTTTGCAGAACCTGTGGCCTTGTTGTACGCGCCGTACAGACCGGCGGCTGCGGTTCCCAAACCGGCTACTTGGTTAAGCGTCGATGGGGGTTGTGTGTACATGGTGGAGCCGAGGCCAGACATGGGGGAACCGCGCACAATATCGGACATGAAGCCAATCTGCTTGTACGGGTAGTTCTGCTCCGCTGCATAGTTTTGCTGGCCGACGTTGAGCAAGTTCTGCACCTGCTGCTGCTGTTGCCCACCCATCTGACCTTGTATGCCTAGGTTGTTTGTGGTCTGCCCGTACAGGTTTTGGCCTTGGGAGCCAAGCGCTGCGTAGCCTTGCAACCCCATCTGGCGCTGCGTATTGAACTGGTTCTGAGCGTTGGTGAAAGCCGCTTGGCTACCCTGCGCTTGGATGTCGCCCATCTGTTGGCCAAGGTTGCGCTCGCGCTCAGCACGCATGATGGCGTCTCGGCTACCGCCCAGTGCGCCGGAAGAAGTTGCCTGCCCCGCCTGCTGCGTACCTTGAATGCCAGACTGGCGTTGTGCTTCGCGCTTCTGGATGTCCACCACGCTCTGCATGTACGGGTTCATGTACTGCTGCGCGGCATTCTGATCGAACGTCTGGCCAGACAAGCTCTGCAGTCCCGCAGCAGCATCCGTAGAGTACTGGTTCTGACCTAAGCCCTGAGCGCCTGTGAAAGCGGTTTGCTGCAGGGGGTTGAACTGCGCGACCTGATCGCCGGTTAGACCTTGCGATTTTGCCCAGTCCGCGTAGCTTTGGTATGGGGTGGCGACCGCCTTAGCAGCACCGGCCAAGACTCCCTCGCCGTATGGTGCGAGTTGAGGCGCAAAACCTACCTGTTGTTGGATTGTTTGGTCTGTCATGACTGTTCCTTATGCGGGTAGGTGGCGATCAGCTTTGCTGTTCTTCGCCACTTGGTTTTTACCTGTTGTCTTAGCGCGTCCGGCTTGGATGCGTGCCATCATTGCGTACAGTTGCTTAGCGCCTGCCTCGGTGGAACCGTTACCCAGTTCAGACACGATGCGGGCTGGAACCACAAACTCTCCGTCTGCCAGACGTGCTGGTTGGCCTTTGCCGATTGTAGCTGGGATGCTGTCAGAAACACCATCTCCGGGGCCCTTGAGCAGTTGACCGCCGTCAGAGTAGCCGCCCAGCGAACCGAGCCCGCCAGATGCCAGCGCCATGAGGCCACCTTGGGCATGTTTTTTAGCGGGGTGGTAGTTGAACTTGCCTTTGTGGAAGAACCCGCCTACAGCGTTAGATCCAGATCCAGATCCATCGCCAGATCCAGATCCATCGCCAGATCCAGATCCATCGCCAGCAGATCCATCGCTAGCAGCTCCGTCGCTAGCAGCTCCATCGCTAGCAGCTCCATCGCTAGCATTATCCGAACCCGAGATACCGGGGGCATCTCCCATACCTAGCCCGGAACTTGTGTCGCTGGTATTGCCTATACCTTCGCCGGGGGCGCTTGGATTGTCGGCGCCTTCCATACCGGGGGCCGTACCCATACCTAAGCTCGAACTCAACCCCGCATCGCGACCTTCATTGCTGTAGTTAGGGCTAACTTGTGATGCAAGGGCATCTGATAGGCTGGTAAGCCCAAAGTTACCTAGTGTTGCCGCAGCAGAATTTGCCATAGAGGCAAGCCCTGTTGAAGGTGAGCCGTCAGTAGTAGAACCTGTAAAACCTTGGCCAGACACGTTTGCACCAGCGTTGTTGCCGCCACCGCCTTGTTGGCCAGCAGCTAAAGACGCCAGTCCTGCATCCGCAGCAACAGGGTTCGGAACCCAGTCGTAGGAGCCCGTCTCCTTGTTTATCACGTAGTGCCCGCCAGTGCGAGTGGCCAAGTCCAGTGGTGCAATTGCGTCCGCTGGCCCAGCGGTACCAGTGCCTTGATCGTGATAGAACAACATTGGGTTCTCAGCACCAGTCTTGCCCATGAGGTAGTCGTAGGCTTTCTGGGAGTCCGTACGGGTGTCATTAGGGTTACGCATCACAGGCGTGCGCGGGCGAACACCGCCAAAAGAAACGGCAGGTGCGCCTGCAGAGGTAAGTCCGGCGGCTGGGGTGGTAGCCCCGCCTGCGTCTACGTGGTCATACTTCTGGGTCGTCTCATTGAACACGAGATAGCCGCCACCAAACGGGTCTGGTTTAACCGCGCCGCCGTCAGCGTACTTGACGGGGTTGCCCACGCCGCCAAAGGTAACAGCGGACTGACTACCAAACTGATCCACGGGTACGGCTTCAACTTGCTCAAGCGCACCTGTCACGGGGTTTTTCTCGTAGCGGCGGATGTAGCCTTTGTTCTTGAGCGCGGTTGGGCCGGAGTCTTCCTCCATAGAACCCATAAGCACGGGGAGCGCAGCGGCACCGAGGGCGTACTTGTTGTCTTTCAGGAAGTCTTTGGCTGCGCCAAAAGAGCCTGTGGCGGCGTCGAACCCCGCACCTACATTTGGTGATGCAGCTTGTTGGATAGCGGCTACACGCGCTTCGTCGCTTAGTCCGGCTTCCACGGCAGCCGTATTCGCAGCGTTAGCGTTGGCAGCTCCGCCCATTGCACCCAAAGCACCTGTCAGACTGGCCCCGCCGTACGCACCCAAGCCTGCCTTGATACCCTCTGCCAAGTTTCCAGAAGTGAGTCCAGCCAAACCACCGACCATGCCCGCAGCAGTCATCGGGTCGATAGCGCCGCCGGAGAAGAACGAAAGCCCCGCGCCGGCAATTGCCGGTACGAACTTGTTCACTTCGCCGAGACCAATGTCGTCAAGGAAGTTAGCCTCTGGCAGACCCGTCTGGGGGTTGACCGTCAATGAGCCGCCGTAGTTCTGTGCAAGCGCCTGCAGCCCGGAGACTTCCCGAGGGGTGACGTGCATCAGCATGGAGTCGCCGTTGCGACCCTGAGAAGCTAGGTGGTTGGCGGTGTGTTGGTAGTTCATGTTTTTACTTTCAGTACGTTGCTTGCCGAGGTATCGTAATAGATGTCCCCAACGCGTAGATTGGCGAGATCGGCTTGAGTTGGCAAACTGGGGGTAGACGCTCCGGCATTTGGTGCAAAACTAAGCCCGGACACCATATCGCTGCCGTTGAACTGAGATGCTGCGGCAACAGGCCCAGCATTGTCTAGCTGGCTGAAATACAACCGCAGTACGTTTAACATCTGGTTAATCATTACCGGGTCGTACTCCGCTGTGGCATTGGGTAGCCGTGGGGCTACTACATTCTTCTGTGCCATATCAACGCCTTCCGTCCGGGCGAATATCAATACGTGGTGCACCTAGTTGCCACTGGGTACCAACCTTATTCGACTCAATCCTCATAGACATCTGACGCCCGCGCACGCGGATATTCAACTGCCCGGTAAAGGTGTCTAGGTCAATCGGGTATGTCTGCGCGGTCGAGGTGACCGTTTGCGTTGCCTCACTGCCCATAGCAGCAATAGCAGTGTAGATAGACGCCGGGTTCGGAGTGTATCCAAGCGGTTCTCCAGTGGACAGCTTAAGGAACCCAATTGCGTCCAGCAAGCTTATTACACCATCTCCATTCAAATCGTAGTACAGGTCTATGGGCAGCAAGCCCACCACCATCTTTTCCACAATTACAGCCGCGTCGTAAAACGCCGCTGCTTGCTCTGCTGATGGGAACAATGGGTTGTATACGCCCCCTACAGATTTGGGGTTGTTGTACCCCGAACCTGAGTTCTGCAGGGGTTGGAGCTGGATCGTCAAGCTGGGCGTAGTGCCGTCAGTAGACCCACGGAAAGTCAGGTCAGGCAGCATCCGCCACACAAACGCAAAGTTGTGGCCATCCCCAATATCAAACTGAGACGTTTCGATCCACGCGTTTATAGCGACCGCCGTACCGGTAATGTTGTCGTCAACACCATCTTCGTGATACACCAAGTTCCGTGCGTACGTTGCCGCCATAGGGTAGTCCCTTAGCGACGAGTCTAGCCATGCAGTGCGTCCCATAGAGCCGTAGTACCAAACATCTTCTGCGTAGTTGTACACCACATACCGGTTAATAACCTTACTATTTGCCGTGCAGTAGAACCACCAGACTTCATTGAAGCCCTCATTGGTGCCGGAAAAAATCTGGCTGAACTGTGTGCGGTTTATATCGTCGTAGATGAACTGCCGCAGATCGCAGCGTAGGGGTTGAACTCGACCGTCGTACTTATAGAACTTGTCTTGGCCCATCCAGTAGGCTACACCACTGGAATACGTGGCTGCGTTCAAGCTGACAATAGAGATATTGTCCGACAAGATTTGGGAACTCCAAACATAAGGAGCGCCTAGGTACTGCAGGGAGTAAAGTGCTGCATCAGTGAATACCAAAATCTCTTGACGGGATTGAAGCACAGCCTGAATCTGCGAACCGTGGGAGAGCCGAATACTACCCGACTGGTTGGTGATTGCAGGCGTCCAGTTAGTCAGGCTTTCTTGGTCAGACCAGCGTACCAGCATCGGGTCGTACGTGGTACTCAAGTAGTCGTTGGTACCGAAGGCAAATGTAAAGTCACTCGCGTCTGACACAAGCAGAGTGTTCTGCGTCAATGGGACATCCGAAGCGCCTGCAAGTACTGATACCGGAATAGCCCGGATGGATACAGTCTGCGTACCGGAGCCTGCGGAGGACGTGTTGATGGCTACGCCACCAGAAGTCAGGGACAAGTTAAACGTAGTATCCGTTAGGTACTTTACATAGTACACAGTGAACGGTTTCAACGGGAGTGGCAGTGCGCCCGTAGTCTCAAACATGATGGCTGAGTCATTGGGTAAAGCTACCAACGGCGACACAGCACCGGTAGGCAAAGACAATGTGACGACGGCGGGGGACGCGTTGGTGATGGCCGCAACTGTTGGGAAAGCTAAGTTCGGCGCTGTCGTGGCATTCCACATGTACATAGCACCCTGTTTAACGCCAAATAAAAGGTTCTCGCCAAAGTTATATTGCGTCCACAGAGTATTCCCGCGTGTCCTCGTTACCTGCCCAATACCGCCCCAATTACCTGCACCCCAATAGCCAGAACCCCAACCTAGAACACCCGCAGTAGTAGTCGTAAATGCACTTAGCAAGTATGAGGCGTAGGCAACGGAGCCGCCACCGGTACCGGAAACTGCCGCAGCTATGGTGTACGTGGTTCCCGTCGGCACAGATACGACTTTGTACTGGCCACTGATGGCCAAGCCAGATACGCCGTTAAAAATAACATAGTCGCCCACTGCGGGGGAATAGGTAGCATCGGTTACCGTAACGGTCGTGCCATTCCCGGTAAAAGGGTCTGTACCCAAAATATGCGTGCTGGCGATAGGCGTGGTGTCGTAATACGCACCAGTCTGAGAGACGTAAAACTTCTCTTCCGTACCTACACCGATCAAATTAGCGCCTGCCAGCGTCGTCCAATTCCACAACGAACGGCAGATGCCCTCAAACGTATTGCTAGAAAGCTGTGTCCAGCCGCCTATTTTCTCAGGTGTGCCTTGGCGGAAACGAACTAGGTTCGACTCATAGTAGCCGCCCTCGTTGGTCAGGCGCGTATTCTCCCGGTTCACGCCACTTTTCAACACAATTCTTTGTAATGGCATGTTAGAATTCCAGTTCTACAAGGAGAACACTATGTTTGTGTACGTTTGGAAAGATGCCGCCGGAGTCCCGTTTTACGTTGGTATGGGGCAAAACATTCGCCGCCCAAGCCCAAAAAGCCTCGGCCACCGCAACAAAGCCTGCGCACTTAAAGTGCAGGGACTCGGGGCAGACAGTGTAGTTATTGAACTTCATACAGTGCCTGATGTTACCGCAGCAAGGGCTTTGGAGCAATCGCTTATAGCCAAGTACGGTCGTGTTGTCGATGGGTCTGGAACCCTTACTAACCTATCTGTAGGGGGAGAATTCCATGAAACTGCCGAGAGCACCAAGGCGCGTTTAAAAGCTTTGTGGGCGGACGAAGCGCACAGGGGAAAAGTTATAGAGGCCAAGACTGGAAAAACACGGGTACTCCAAGAAAGCACTAAGGAGTTTTTACGCCAAAACGTAGCTGCCAACCCTGCTATGAAGGGGTGGGGCGAGCGTAACGGAATTGACGCCGAGTTTGATGCGAAACGAATTGCTGGAATACAAGCCGCCCAGCCCAAACGTGCTGAAAAGATGCGTGACCCCGTAGCACTAGCCCAGCGCAAAGAGCGCCTTAAGGCCACGCTCAATTCTCCTGAGTACAAGGCTAAGCGGGCCATTTGGGATACCCCGGAGTACCGTGCAAAGTTGTCGGAGAATAAAAAGGCATACTGGGCTACGAAAAAGCTCGCGTCCCAGACCGGTCAATAATAAGAGCCTGTCGGCGAGGTTTTAGGGCTGCAGAGTTAGGCACGCTGATGTGCGTCCAAGCATCGAACTCACGGATGATCTGGTCAAACGGCAGGTTGGCAGCGAGGACTGCACGGACAACTGCATCAGGGGTCATACCGGGCACACGGATGTCTGCAGCGCAACCCAGTCGGTGCTGAGAGGTGTCTTTAGAACCAACGGCGTCATTGACCGCTTTAGATCGGAACGCAGAGTTGACCATGAGGGGTTTACCTATAAGCACCACCTTGACCAGCTCCAGAAACTCAGCCAGTCGTTGAAGGTTGGCTTTCTCTTGGTCATTAGGCGTGTTGTCCAGCGTGCGGTGGTCGGTGTGGGTCAGCTCCTCAAGGGAGAAGTGCTCGGTCATTTCAGGATTTCCTTAGCCATTACGTCCGACTTGTCCTTGCTGGATTTGCTGGAGCCGTAGAAGAAGCTGATGATCGTGGCCACGGCAGTGCCGAGCAGGAAGCCCAGAATGATGTTGCCAAAGTCCTTGCCGCTGGCTGGAACTGTACCAAATGTTATAGCGAAGAAGTAGGCCATTGAGCCTACCGACCAGAACCACGCGAACCAGTAGATGAAGTGCTTGGCAAACTTGTCCTCTTGGTTGAGGGCAGTCTCCTGCATGTGACGGGCGCTGTCCCGGTCTTGGTTCTCCAGCTCGAACTGACGTAGGTCTAGTTCAGCCAGTTTGGTCGCCGCTTCCGGGTCGCCAGCGATGGCTTTAGCCACAGCTTCCACAGAATCTTCAACGCCAAATTTACTAGCAATAGCAGACACAGCAAGACCACCGAGAGGCCCGCCAACAGCAGTAGCAACGGCAGGAGCAATACCTTTGAGAAGGTTGAGTAGAGTTTCCATATCATCTCCGAATGAAGTCAACGTATTCCATTGTGCCCCAAGCGACTAGGGTAACGAGGGCCGCAGCAGCCACGGCGAGGAGCACCAGCTCGATGACCTCTTCAATCTCCTTCTTGCGCTTCGCTTTGGCCTTGTCCATAGCTATTTCCTCAGATTTGCGTTTGGCTACGATCGAGTTGCGCTCAATCATGATGGCCTGCCAGACATCGGCGTGCCCCGTCCAGATCATGTGCTGCTTAAGCTCGTTCTCGGCATCCTGCAACTGCTTGGCGTGCATCACCGTCTCAAAGGCCCTTGCGGTATCGGACTGGCCAAACGTGCTCTTCTTGGGGTCGGCTGCGGCTTTGGCCACAACGTCCTTCGCCTCAAAGAACTTCATCAAATCACCGCTGATGCCCTGTAAGTCCTTGCCCATCTTAATAGCGGCTTGGACTCCCTTGATAGCTGCTTGCGCAGCCGCAAAAGCGGTGATCGGGTCGATCATGGATGGGCTGCTTTGTACTCGTCGAACTTAGCCTTCAGCTCTTTGATGGCATTTACCAACACCGCAAGCAAGGCCTGATCGTTGAAGCGCAACTTATCCATGTCGTCCGCATCCACGATGACGGGAGTATCACCTTCCAGCTCCAACACGTCCTGCGCCTTGAAGCCGTAACGTACAGGGCCGTGACCTTCCGTGGCGTCGCGGTTTTCCTTGTAGCGGTACGCGGTTGGCTGCAACTTGGACACAAAATCCAAGCCGTGCGGGACATCGGCAAAATCTGTTTTATCTCGTGCATCGGATACCACCGTCCAAGCCACTTGAATGTAAGCGTTGGTTACAGACGTAGAGCCCATGACAACCCGGTCATTATTTGCCTGAACATTAAACGCAGGGGAGTCTGCACCCGCCGAGGTATACGTCCCAACAATAACATTCCCAGAACCAGTAGCTAAGTACCCGGCCCCATTACCAATAGTGGTGTTATAGTTACCGGAAATGTTACTCGATAGCGTCAAGTAGCCTACTGCTACATTGTAGGTACCCGTTGTATTTTGCTGAAATGCTTGTGCGCCTACTGCTACATTGTTGGTTCCCGAAGTATTAGATGCTAAAGCGTTTGCGCCAACTGCTACGTTACTTACTCCTGTACTGGCTGCCAAAGCGTTAAACCCAACCGCAGTGTTGGCAGACCCCGTTGTATTAGCTGCTAAAGCGTTTGAGCCAACTGCTACGTTACTTACTCCTGTAGTGTTTGCAGTAAGTGCGGATGCCCCAACAGCAGTTACATTAGTAGCAGTACTAGCTTGAAGTGCTAGATACCCCACCGCAGTATTGAAGTTAGCCCCTACTGCCGTCTGTAGCGCATTATTACCTATTGCCACATTCCCAATCCCGGTACAACTTTTTAATGCGCTATTGCCAATTGCTATTTGGTTGGTACCTGTACTAATAACTCCAGCAACTACTTTTACATAATCTGTACCGTTCCAAGCAACGATAGTGTGTTCACCGTCAATTAAAGTAACGCCCGTAGTTGGGGTCACGCCGCGCACTGTGAGCAAAAACCCACCAGTGCCCGCATTGTTGATTAGGTAGTACTTACTGGTGACCGGCAAGTTCAGGTTGTGTGCCGCAGTTTTAGCGCCGCTGATATTCAGGATGGCGTATTGGGCAGTTGTTGCGCCGATGTTCGTCACCGTGCTAGTGCCCGCTGTTTTTGTTAGCGTAACGTCAGCAGTGGTGATGGAGACAGCTAGGCCGCCAGCAATGGCGATGTCCATGTAGGAGGTCAAGCCATTGTCTACAACATCACCCCAAGTACCCGACTCAGTGCCGGTAGTGATGATGGGTAGGCTTAATAGCGCGGTAGGTGTAATCGTCATGTGTTACCTCAATTTGTTACTTCTTGCCAGTCTGCACCTTGCTCGGTGTCTACGTCGCCCCAGTTAGGGCCTTGCTCGGTACCGACGGGTTGCCAATTAGCGGGCTGCGCATCGCTCACTTGAGTCCAGCCTGCCGCCTGTGTATTTGGCACGGTTCCCCAATTTGCGCTCTGCGCACTGCTTAGTGTACTCCAGTTAGGAGTCTGCGTGTCAACTACGCCCTGCCAGCCTGCAGCCTGAGAATCGTCAATACCCGTCCATCCCGGAGTCTGCGGGTTGGAAATTGGTGCCCAGCCGGGGTTCTGTGCATCGTTGATACCGGCCCAGTTCGGGGTCTGGCCGTCCGGTATTACCGCCCAGTCAGCGTTCTGCGCATCGTCAATGATGTCCCAGAAGGATTTTGTAACCCCAAGGACGCCCACGTTACCGGTGGCCTGCACGCCCTGAAGGACAAGCGCTTTGACCGCTGCGATATACCCTGCGGCGGCTTCAGAAGTTACACCTGTGAGTGCGACCGTACGGTTGTTGCCTAGATTACCCGTTGCGCCTGCGGCAGTTACGGCAGTTACGCCATTTAATGTTCTAAACCCAGTATCCCCTACCTCGCCGATGATTACTAGGCCATCACCACCCCAAACATCAGACCCCCAAGAACTTTTGCCCCATCCACCACCAATGGCCACAGTGGAGTTGGCAGCAGGAGTACCAGCAGTACCCGAAGCAACTACCCCCGTAAGTGCTATAGCACGATCTACAGTTGGGGTTCCAACAGAACCAGAGGTTTCAACCCCTGTGAGCTGCGGTACAAACACAACGGTGCCAACTTCACCAAAAATGCTAGTTCCTGAACCCCAAGCCCCTGCGCCCCAAGCGCCCGTGCCCCACCCGTCACCGATAGCAACAGTAGAGTTAGCAGCGGGAGTACCTGCAGCGCCCGAAGCACTAGCACCTGTGAGAGCAAAAGACTTACTGAACCCCAGTTGGCCAACAGAACCAGAAGCTTCAACTCCTGTGAGCTGCGGTGCAAACACAATAGTGCCCACTTCACCTGTAGCCGCAGATGTAGCACCGCCCCAAACACCTGCACCCCAAGCACCTGTGCCCCAGCCCGGAACGATAGCTACTGTGGAACTAACTGCGAGTTGGCCAACTGCACCAGAAGCACTAGCACCTGTGAGTGCAAAAGACTTGCTGAACCCCAGTTGGCCAACCTCACCAGAAGCTTCGACCCCCGAGAGTTGAGGAGCATACGCAACCGTACCAACTTCACCTGTAGCCGCAGATGTAGCACCGCCCCAAACACCTGCACCCCAAGCACCTGTGCCCCAGCCCGGAACTATGGA